TACTTTAACTGATGCTTCACAATTTCCAAGTTCAGGTACAAACTTTATTCAAGTAGGTAATGAAGAAATTTCTTATACAGGAATTTCTGGAAATGATCTAACAGGTATTACGAGAGCTGTTAGAAACTCTACTAGATCAGCACACTCTGATGGTGCCACGGTTACGAGTTCATCAGATTTTGTTGCGTGGGGTGAGGCAGCATCTGGTGACTTAGTATTAGAACCGGGTATGTGGTCTATTGATAATTTTGGTGATAAAGCAATTTGTTTAATACATGATAGTGCTGTATTCGAATGGAACTCGGCGTTATCAAACGCTACCGAAACTAGAGCCGTAATCATTACAGGTGCACCAACAGCATCAAGACACATGGTTGTATCTACACCGGATCGTCACTTAGTGTTTTATGGAACAGAAACAACTATTGGAGATACATCTACACAAGATGATATGTTTATTAGATTCTCTGATCAAGAAGATATTAATACATACACACCTACAGCAACTAATACGGCTGGTACACAAAGACTAGCCGACGGATCACAGATCAGAGGAGCAATCAGAGGTCGTGATGCAATCTATGTGTGGACTGATACAGCTTTATTTACACAACGTTTTGTTGGTCAACCATTTACGTTTGCCTTTTCACAAGTTGGAACACACTGCGGACTTGTTGGACAAAATGCATGTGTTGAAGTTGATGGTGCTGCATACTGGATGTCAGAGAATGGTTTCTTTAGATATGCTGGTAAGTTGGAATCATTACCATGTTTAGTAGAGGATTTTGTTTATGATAATATAAATTTAGAATCTGGTAATCAGATGGTATCTGCTGGATTAAATAATTTATTTGGTGAGGTAATATGGTTTTATCCAGAATCTAATTCTTCAGTTGTAAATAGAATGGTAGCTTATAATTATTTTGATTCATCTTCAAGACGACCCGTATGGACGGTTGGTAGTTTAGCAAGAACAATGTGGAGAGATTCTGCGGTATTTGGTAAACCACACGCTTTAGAATATGATGCATCTACTGATACGTCTTTTGATGTCGTTGGAAACACAGAGGGTAGAACAAGTTACTATGAACATGAAACAGGGGTTGATCAAAACAGAAATGGAACGATAACTGCAATAACATCAAACATATCTTCTGGAGATTATGATATAAGTCAAAGAACAACTGCTTTAGGTCAAACCACTGGAGCTGCAGATCTTAGAGGGGACGGAGAGTTTATAATGAAGATACGAAGGTTTATTCCTGACTTTATATCACAAACAGGAGCAACTAGAGTAACTTTAGAATTAAGAAATTTTCCAAACGACTCTCAAGCAAGTTCAGCTCTTGGTCCTTTTGATGTCACATCGAGCACACAAAAAGTAGATACACGTGCAAGAGCACGAGCAGTTGCATTAAAAATAGAAAACACAGCAGCTAGTCAAAGTTGGAAATTAGGAACTTTTAGATTAGACATACAACCAGATGGACGTAGATAATGGCAAAGATAGTGCAAGTATTAACAAGAGCTAGTAGAGAATATGATGTAACCGTTGCAGAATCTCAGGTTAGAGATTTAGATGCAATCGTAGAAAAATTAAATACAACATATCAACAAGAATTAAAAGACGAGGTAGAAGCTCAAAACTTCTTTATTAATTAATGGCTAACAGTTTTATAAATAAAAAAGTAGATTTAACTACAACAGACCTAACTACACTATACACGGTGCCTAGTTTTAAATCGTCTATTGTAAAATCTTTATTAGTATCAGAGGATGCTGGATCAGGGA